GGGTTTTTTTGAAATTTTTTTTTTATAAAGTGAATTTTTCAAATAGTTTCGAAAAAAAAAAAAAAAAGAGAAAAAAGAAATATTTTAAAAAATACAAAAATAAAATATTTTTTTATAAATACTTATTATAATGAGACCTCAAAGAATTGAAATTGATATAGAATCATTATCTCCAATCACATCCTCTACAACCTCCACTTCTAGTGACGCTATTTTCCCTTTTTTAAATGATAATTTAAATAATTCACCTATTAGAAGAAGACAACCTATCATATCTGCACATGAAGTTCCACCTATGGTTCAAGTTAGAAATGCTGAAAGATATATTGATGATGAAGAATATACAGAAGATTCATATGAAGATACATTTTATGAAAGTGAATATGAAAATGAAATTCCGGTATATAAATTTTTATTTACACCATTGAAATCATTTATTATTTTAGTTCTATTTATAAAAAATGCGAATGATGTACAATCATTGGATGATGGATATAGTACATATGATGATTTATGGACATATTCTATTAACAATTATCCAGAATGTCAAGATAAAAGATATGAAATTTGGAGATTAGTATCTAATTCTTTTGTTCATAGTAATTTATCACATGTATTAAGTAATTTAATCATATTCTTATATTCAGGTTATTTATTAGAATATAATATTGGGTTTTTTAAAACAATGACAGTATTTGTATCTAGTACATTAATAGGTAATCTTACAATTTTGAATTTAAATCCATATGTTACAGTTATAGGTTGTTCTCATAGTGTTTTTGGTATAATTGGTGGTAATTTATCAAATGTTATTATTAATTATGATGTTATGACAGTTTCTGAAATATATTTATATTTATTTAGTGTATCATTATTTGTTGCAATTGAATTCTTATCATATTTTTTAAATTATAGTGAAAATATAGGATACATTGGACATTGGAGTGGATTTTTGAACGGATTTTTAATTTCATTTTTGATTATTGAACAATATAAAAAAACAAACTTAAAATATTGGTTATCTATATTTTTTATACAAAGTTTAATATGGATATATATTGTATTATTTTATAATTATTTTAATGTTTGGCCAAAAACAGATGTATATAATGAACAATTCATAAGAGAAGATAATTATAACAACTGTTGTTTTAATTTTTACAAACAATTAGAAAATGATAAAACATTAGATTTCAATCATTTTATTTGTAATATTGATTATGAAAAAAAAAGTATTATTAATATTTAATTTATATTAAAAAGTAATCTAATATAAATTTATGGGAAGATTAAATGAAGATTTAATTGATATTTTAAATAGATTAACAAATACTTTAAAAAAAAGGGGGGAAAATTTTAAATCTAGAGCTTATGAAAATGCGGAATCAACTTTAATTAATTATCCAGGTGATATTAATTCAGTTGATGAATTAAAAGGTGTCCCAACAATAGGAGAAGCTATTTTTAAAAAATTAAAAGAGTATGAATTAACTGGTAAAATAAAATATCTAGAAGAGCTTGAAAAAAGCCCTATTAATACTTTAACAGATGTGCATGGTATAGGTGCAGTTAAAGCAAAATCTTTAATTAATAAAGGAATTACTACAATTAATAAGTTAAGAGAAGTTCAAGACAAGGAATTAAATGAAACACAAAAAAAAGGATTAAAATATTATGATGATTTACAATTAAGGATACCAAAAGAAGAAATACAATTATATGATTTATTATTTAGAAAAAATTTTGATGATGTTAATGATGATAATAAATCTAAATTTGTTATTGCAGGTAGTTATAGAAGAGGTGCAAAAGATTCAGGTGATATTGATATAGCAATAACAAACGATGATAATAATAAGAAAATATTAACAAACTTTATAAATAATTTGTATGAAAAGGGTGTTATTATTGAATTTTTAACAAAAGGTAGTGTGGAAAGTTTTGTTATTGTTCAATTGCCTGGAAAGCCAGCGAGGAGATTAGATATTTATTATGGTGAGCCAGATGAATACCCATTTTTACTATTATATTTTACTGGAAGCAAGCAATTTAATGTAGGTATGCGTTTAAGAGCTACAAAGATGGGTTATACATTAAATCAAAAAGGTCTTTATTATTTAGAGAATAAAAAAAAAGGAAAAAAAGTGGAAAATGTTGAATTTAAGAATGAAAAGGATATTTTTAATTTTTTAAGTATGAAATATAAAGAACCAGAAGAAAGAATTAATGCCTTTTCTGTTCAAACCATATCGGCACAAGATTTAGCAAACAAGAATGCAGATATAAATAGTAAACCAGTTAATATAAAAGAAGAATTAAGTAAAATATTAAATCAAAAAATAACAAAAAAAATAAAAGAAGAATCCAAACAAACAATGGTATTTAATCAATATAACAAGATTGAAAAATACTATAAATCTTTAAAAAAAAATAATTCTCCAAATAAAATAAAAGAAATAATAAATGATGAACCTGACGACAAAGCTGATGGTAAAAATACAGTAAAAAAAGAGAAAGAAGAAATTTCTCAAGAAAAAACAAAAGAAAAAACAAAAGAAATAATTGAAAAAGCAGAAGAAAAGACTAAAATAATTTTAAAAAATAAAAAAACTAAAAATAAAACAATGAAAGTAAAAAAAGAAAAAAAAGAGCAAAAAGAAAAAAAAGAAAAAAAACCAAAAAATAAAACTATGAAACAACCTAAAGAACCTAAAGAAGCTAAGAAACCTAAACAAAAACCTATTGCTAAAACGTTGATAGAAGCAATTCAAAAATTAAGAGAAGATGGAATAGATGTTTTAAATAAATTCAGTGAAAAAAAATTAAATAAATTATTAATAGAAGGTTCAAAAAGTTATTATAACGAACAACCTTTTATGACGGATAATGAGTATGATATAATAAAAGAATATATTGAAAAAAAATACCCAAAAAATACAGTTGTTGAAAATATTGGTGCACCAGTAGAAAAAAATAAAGTTAAATTGCCATATTTTATGGGTTCTATGGATAAAATAAAACCAGATACAGATGCATTGGAAAAATGGAAAAAGAAATACGGGGGTGATTATGTTATTTCAGGTAAACTAGATGGTGTAAGTGGTCTTTATACAACCGAAAATGAAATAGCTAAATTATATACTAGAGGAAATGGTATAGAAGGTCAAGATGTATCACATTTAATACCATATTTAAATTTACCAAAAGAAAATAATATTGTAGTAAGAGGTGAATTTATTATTGAATTTAAAAAATTCCAAGAAAAATACAAAGACAAATTTTCAAATCCTAGAAATTTTGTTTCTGGTGTTATAAATTCAAAAAATATAAACAAAGAACATATAAAAGATATTGATTTTGTTGCTTATGAATTAATAAAACCTGAGTTAAAACCAAGTGAACAAATGAACTTTTTAGAAAAATTAAATATTAAATTAGTAAAACATATAGTAAAACAAAATATAGATAATAAATATTTATCAGAAGAATTAGTATCTTTTAGAGAAACGTATAAATATCAAACTGATGGTATAATTGTAGTAGATGATAATATATATGAAAGAAAAAATAAAAATCCTGAGCATGCGTTTGCTTTTAAAATGGTTTTATCTGAACAAGTTGCAGAAGCAAAGGTATTAGATGTATTATGGACACCAAGTAAAGATGGTTTACTTAAACCAAAAATAAAAATAGAACCAATACGTTTAGGTGGTGTCAAAATAGAATATGCTACTGCATTTAATGCCGGGTTTGTTGAAAAAAATAAATTGGGTGTTGGTTCGGTTGTTAAATTAGTTAGAAGTGGAGATGTTATCCCTCATATTATGGAAGTTATACAATCTGCTGAATTAGTAAAATGGCCTGATGTTGATTATGATTGGAATGCTTCACATGTTGATATTATTCTTAAAAATAAAAGTGAAAATGAAATTGTAAAAACAAAGAATATAACAGGATTTTTTACAACTTTAGGTATTAAACAAGTTGGTCCTGGAAATATAGAACGAATTATTAAAGGTGGATATGATGATGTATGTAAAATATTGGCGATGTCAAAGGAAGATTTATTAAAAATAGAAGGTTTCAAAGAAAAGTCTGCAACAAATATTTATACAAATATAAAAGAAAAAATGAAAGATGTATCATTATCACAATTAATGGATGCATCAAATATATTTGGTCAAGGTTTTGGTGAAAAAAGATTTGATTTAATATTAAATAACTATTCATCTGTTTTAACAAGTGAAGAAACAAAAGAAGAAAAAATGAAAAAATTAGTAAATATTAAAGGTGTATCTTCAAAAATTGCAGAAGCATTTTTAGAACATATCAAAGAATTTATAGAATTTTTAGAAAGATGCAAATTATCAGAAAAATTAGTTTTTGAACCAAAAAGCGAAAAAATAATTATTAATCATGAATTATATGGAAAAAATATAGTAATAACTGGATTTAGAGATAAGGACTTAGAAAATAAGTTGAAAGATGTTGGAGCAAATATTAGTTCTAGTATAAGTAAGAACACATTTGTTGTTGTTATTAAATCATTAGATGAAATTACTGGTAAGGTTGAAAAGGCTAAAGAAAAAAATATTCCAATCATGGAATTAGAAAAGTTTAAGGAAAAATATCTTAAATAGTATTATTTTCTAACAATACTATATAATGGAAGAGACATTAGAAGACCACATTAGTAGTATAATAAATCCTGAAGTACAAGAAACTTTAGCTAATTATAATCAGCGTATAGAAAAAAATCAAAACCTAGACACTATCATTGAAGAATTAAACAGAGAAAAAGAAACATATGATTTTGTAAAACGCGAAACAGAAAATATCATTCATCGCATTCCTGATGGAGTATTACAAACACTATATGAAACACAATTAAGTCAAATTATTACAATTCATAAGGTAATAGAATTATTAAAAAAGAAGGCAAATGAAAAAAGAAAGAGAAAAAGTTCTAGTCAGACTGTAGAAAAACAAACAAATAAAAAACATCGTAACAGTGGTAGTAGTAGTGGCAGTAGAGGAGGTATGAGAATGAGAAAGAAACAAACTGTAAAAAAACAATTGAAACGTCGTAAAACAAGGAAACATAGAACATAAAACCTTTTACATCTTGACATACATCAATACATCCATATTATTTTCTTATAGTTCTTTTTTTTAATTTTTTTTTAATTTTATCCTTTTTATCCTTTTTATTCTTTTGAGTTTTATATTTCTTTCCTCCAATCTTCAAATTATTTTCTTTCATATATTCTTTTGTTTTTTTTAATATATATGGTTGTTTTCCATTTTCAATATTTTGCAACTCATTTTTAATCTCTTTAAATTGTTGTGTAAAATTAGATACTACTTTTTCAGTGTTATCAATAAGTGATTGAAGATTTTTTTCACCATCTTTACCATTTAAACGGTGTTTTTCATATGTTAAAATACGTTCGTATTCTAGTATATTTTCATCAAGTTCATCAATTTTATCTTTATAAAATTTTTCTTGTTCTTTTAAATCTTTTAGTTTATTTTTATGTATTTTATCATATTCATTAGCTAATGATTCTTTATAGTTTTTAATCATTTCAGTAATAGCAGTTTGTGCGGATGATTTTGACATATAATATATAGATTTATTTAAAATTGAATAAAATTCAAAGATAAATTTTAAATAAATATAAAAATAATGAAAGAAATAAAGAAAAATGAAGTAAACGAAGCAAATGACATTTGTCATTGTTTATGTTGTCCATGTCTTTATTCATGCATGTTTTGTGAAAAAATAATACAATGTATTTATTTGAATGTTTGTTGTTGTGGTTGTTTATATAGTAAGGAGGAAATGGAAATAATAGGATTGCAGAACAAGATAATGGAAGAAAGAGAAGATAAAAATGAAATTATTGTTAAATAATATCTTTCTATATTGCATTTTCAAATTATTTTGTAATACCTAAATATAGTTGCCAATTTAAAATATGTGCAAAATTAATCCATAAAAAGTATGGTATATATAAATATATATAATTAGGAAATTTATTAAATAGAAAGCTTAACCTATAATAGGAAAATAACACAAGTAAAAGCATAATAAATAAACTGTTTCTATAGTTTGATTTATTTCTATTGATACTATTATTAGAATTAAAATTATAAAGCCATAAACCTTGCAACCCACTTTCAATAAGGATATCTCTAATTATTATTTTGTTATTAGAGTTATTAGTTAATAGTGAAGTTAATAGTGAATAGTTCAAGAAAAATAGTAATGTGTATAATATAGGCCAAACTATTCCAAAAACATAACTAGGTGGTTGCCATAAAGATTTTTTTTCATTTTTTTGAAATTTATTTGTATCAAAAAAAGTGGAAATTAAAGAAACAATAAAAGGAGAACCGCTTATTAATATATAATATAAATCTTTCATAATATAATGAAATATAAAATTATTTGGATAAATAGTTCATAGCACTTAATAATACACTTTCTTGACTATTTAGTTTTCTATATATTAAACAATCATCCATTTTAACCTGCATATGAGTATTAAAATTATTTTTACAAACAATAAAAGTTCCTTTTTGACATATATTAATATCGCATACAAAAGCTCCTTTTGTTAATTTAACTTCATCATTTTCAATTATATTTTTAAGTGGAATCCAACGAATAAAAGCTCCAGATTTTAAATCAGGTATTTCAGATACATAAACATATTGCTTTAATTTTATTAATAAATCAGAAATAACATCATCGTCTAATTCTAAATCAATTAATGAATTTATTTTTTGACTTTCTATTTTATCACTATTAAGATTCATAATTTCATGATTATCTTCATTTTCCAGAGCTTTAAGAAGAGTATCAACATCCATTATAATTATAAAGTATATTAAATAAAATAATAAATCAATTTTAAAATATTTAAAATAAGACTATATTTTAATTTTTAATATGGATAATCACAGTACTTTACAAAATTCTTATGACATTTCAAATAACGTTCTTTTTTTATTTTACATAATTCATCGGAAGAGTACCAATAATTATTCTTTATTTTAATACCATCTATAAGATTTTGTAAATATTTATTAGACTGTTCATAAAAATTCAAAAAATATAGATGTTCAACTATTTCATATTCTTCTAACCATTTTTCACAATCAAAAATATAATTGTTTTTATTATCTGAAACAACTGTATTATATAGTTCAATAGCATATTTAAGGTTTGATTTTATAGTTTTTTTATAATTTTCATCTGTTATATTTGTTTTATTACAAATACTATAATTATCCATAATTTAGATTTGCAAATTAATTTTATATATTTTTTTTATCAAAAATAGTTTTAACATCTTTGTAATCAATTACACGTTTTTCAATAATAAGGTTAACTAATTCATTAAATTCATTTTCATGTATATATATAAGTTCTAGAGCTTTATTATAAGCATATTGAACAAGTTGTCCAACTTCATTATCAATATCATATTTTGTATTATCACTTATTTTACGTGAAGACATAGCTAAATCTTTTCCAATAAATGGTAAATTATTATTGGTATCATCATATAAATTATAAGAATCACCAAAACCATATTTAGTTAAATAATCTCTTGCAATATTATTTGCTTGATATAAATCATTAGATGCACCAGTGGTTATATCTAAATCTTTAAATCCTTGAAATAAAATATCATCTAATGTATTTTTTATTTTTTGTTTCGTTCTAAACATATAAACTTCAGCAGCACGTCCACCTAATGCAATTATAAGATTAGCTAATAAAAATTTTTTACTAGGATACATAGAGTATATTTCTTTAGGTGTGAATAATGTATATCCTCCTGCACCACCTTGATTAGAATTTATAGTAATTTTTCTTAGGTCAAAAAATTCTGAAAATAAATATGCTAATAATCCATGACCAATTTCATGATTGGATACAAGTTGTATAATTTCTTTATTAATACTTTGCGAATTTGATTTTAAACCGATTGTTATTTTTTCATATGCATCAAAAATATTTGTTCTTGTAATATTTGTAGAATTAGTGCGAACACTAAATATAGCAGCTTCATTTGCTAAATTTGCAATATCTGCGCCAGAAAATCCAGGTGTTAAAGCCGATAATTCATCTAACTCAACATCATCATTTATTTTTTTATTTTTAAAATGAACATTAAATATAGATTTTCTACCTTCAAAATCAGGTAATGGAACTCTAATTTTTCTATCAAATCTACCTGGGCGTGTTAATGCATTATCCAATATATCTGCTCTATTTGTAGCTGCAATAACAATAATATTTTCATCTTTTGTAAATCCATCCATATTTGTTAAAATTTGATTTAATGTTTGTTCTCTTTCATCATTTCCACCTGCAATTCCTGTGCCTCTTTGTCTACCTATTGCGTCAATTTCATCAATGAATATAACGCATGGTGAATTTTTTCTTGCTTTATCAAAGAGATTTCTAACTCTAGATGCTCCAACACCAACAAACATTTCAATGAATTCTGAACCACTTGCGCTTATAAAAGAAACATCAGCTTCACCTGCAACTGCTCTAGCCAATAATGTTTTTCCAGTTCCAGGACTTCCTTCAAGTAATACACCCTTAGGCATTTTTGCACCAGCTTCAATAAATTTAGTAGGTTCTTTTAAAAAGGATACAACCTCTTCTAATTCATATTTAGCTTCATCGCAACCAGCAACATCAGAAAATCTAGTATCTACATAATTATCATTTAAATTATTGTTTTGATTATTGCTAATAGAAAAATCGCCACCAGGTAATCCTGGTATATTATTTTTATTAACATTAAATGCATTGAACCCTCTAATAAAAATACTATAAACTAAAAAAAAACAAACAAAAGAGAAAATGCCATTAGAAATATTATAAAATAAATCAAGTAAATCATTATGTGGAATGGTTAAGTAGTCATATAGAACATGGTTTTTATCTAAAATAGGTATGATTTTATCATATAAATTAGGGAGTAATTTTGTAGTATGAATAATATTTTCATTATTAATAGATTTTTGAATAGAAATAGCAGAATTAGAATCAGTAAGAAAATTAACTTTTTCAATATTATTATTATTAATATTTTCAATTAATTCATTATAAGACCAAGGTGAACCATAAAAATCATTATTCATTTTAATATTTAATTTAGGTTGAAATAAATGATTTTTTATATTTTGTACAAAACAATGTGTTAAATTAAAAAAGGATATAAATATAATAATCTTCATAATTATCTTAAAGTAATTATTTTAAATAGTTAAACTATAAATTGAAATAGTTGAACTATTATTATTTCAATAATTTATGTTTTATATAACTACCAATAAAATATAATGAAAATGAACTGGTTAATAAATATTTAATAGGTACGCCATATAACTTATCCATATTATTCTTAACGAACATATTATATTGCATCCATAAAGAAAATGGAATAAATGCATATCTACCACAAGTATCATCATTATTTTCACAAAATATAGTGGTAAGTAGTGGCATTTGATGAAAAAATAAATCAGTAATTATCATTTGCATTGTAGTTAATCTATATCTATAAATATGTTGAGGAAATAAGACCATCTTTCTAGGGTAAATATATACTAAACTTCCTCCAAATATACTAGTTAATATAAGTGATGATTTCAAAGCATAGTTAACTTTAAAAATATTCATTTTGGCGCCTAAGAACCATATAAAATTCCACGTAGACCAATATTGAAGCATTAGATATATATATAAATTAATTAATTCTTATATTAATTTATGAACAATCTTTACATGTATATGTAAATTTATTGTTAATTTTTTTATTAAGAATAAAACCATAAGGAAATTCATTATTTCCATAGTTAACAGAATTATGATATAATGGTTTACAATAATTACAGGATTTACAAATAGTAAATATATCCCATATAGCATTATTATTTAACTTTTGATTGTAAGCGTTATTAATTTTAAACATTTTAAAATCATAATTAGTGTACCAAAAGTGATTAATTTTTCCAATAGTTATTAAATTATCATTTTGTTTAAATTGATAAATTTTTTCTAAAGAAGATACTATAGTATCATCTAATGATAAGTATGATATTATAATATTTATAATCTCTTCTGGAATAATAATAGTATCTGAAGCATTAAGTATTTTAAATATTGTACGTGTTAATGTAGTATTTATATTCATTGATGTTTTGATTTAAATGCTTTTATGAAATTTAAGATTTCAATTTTCTTTTTTTATAAAGAATATGGATTATCGGAAATATGTATCGTTGAACAAGTTTTACACATTTCTTTAATTGTATTTATAATTGAACTTATAAAATGTTCATAATTTAAACAATTAATTAAAACATTATTATAAAAATAATTATAAATATTTAATTTTTTTAAAATATCAGCTTTTGAAAGAATTAATATTGTTGTACCAGAGATATTAATAGCTTTAATAAGTTTATCAAGATTTAACCAATTAACTTTTCTTCGTCTTCCAGTAGTTGTTCCATATTCTTCACCTAATTCACCTAATTTATTTAAATATTCATCATTAAATAATGAATCTGGAAAATCAGTATCATATCCAACTCTGGTATCATATAATTTTGCTGCGCCATATATATTATTAATTAATTGTGGTGGAAAACCAAGACTGCATGCACTATAAGGTAATGTATTACTAGAGGTTACATATGGATAATTACCCATGTTAATATCCAACCAAAAACCTTGTGCACCCTCACATAGTACATTTCCATATAATTTCTCATCCCATATAAATTCTTTTAATTCCTGTAAATAATCACACGCACGTTTACCAATTCTACCATATTTATCTCTATAACATGGTGCAATTCCTTTAGATGTTGTACCAAGTGTTTTTGCATATTTTTCTATATCTTCATTAATATGTTCATTAGATATAATGTGTGTTTTTGGTGATATTTTAATTAGACTGGTATCAAAACCATTTGATTTTAAATATTCAACTTCTTTAAAAAAACTATCAATATGTAAAACACAGTCTGGACCAATTATAGATTTTACCCCATAAAATATTCCACTTGGTATTAGATTGCATACATATTTTATTTTATTAATATAAATGGTATGTCCAGCATTATTTCCTCCAGCCCATCTACATACAAAATCATAATTATTGTTTTTGCATAAATGAACTATAATTTTTCCTTTTGCTTCATCTCCCCAAGCGAGTCCACAACAAATATCTACTTTATTGATAGGCATAATATTAATTATAATATTATTTTTAACATTTTTTATTATTAATAATATAGAGTAAATAAACAGTAAAATAATTAAAGATTTTTATAAGAATTATAATAATGACAAATAAAGAAATAGAAATTATTTTACCAGATGATTTTCATCATCATTTTCGTGATAATGAATATTTAGATACAACGGTATATTTTGCAAAGCAACGATTTGGTCGTTGTATAGCAATGCCAAATATAGTCCCTCCAGTAAGAAATAAAAATGATGCTGAAAAATATTTAACACGTATAAAGAATGCTATTAATATAGATGAAGATTATGAATTTAAACCGCTAATGACATTATATTTAACAGATATTACAACAAAACAAGATATAATAGATGCAAAAGAGTATGGTATATTAGCTTGTAAATTATATCCAGCAGGTGCAACTACAAATAGTAATTATGGTGTTACAAGTATACATAAAATAGAAGAGGTATTACGTACTATGGAGAAAGTAGGTATAATATTATTGGTCCATTGTGAAACTACAGAAAAGGAATATGATATTTTTGATAGAGAAAAATATGGAATAGAATTAATGTTAAAACCAATAATAGAAAAATATCCAAATCTTAAGATTGTTATGGAACATATAACAACAAAAGAAGGTGTAGAATTTGTAAAAAAATGTAATAATAATATTGCTGCAACAATAACTGCGCATCATTTATTATATAATCGTAATGATTTATTAGTAGGTGGAATACGACCTCATATGTATTGTTTGCCTATTTTGAAAACAGAAAATGATAGAATAGCACTAATTGAAGCAGCAACATCAGGTAATCCTAAGTTTTTTTTAGGAAGTGATAGTGCGCCTCATATAATTAATAAAAAGGAAAATTCATGTGGTTGTGCAGGAATATTTACGGGGCATGCAGCAATAGAATTATATGCGGAAGCATTTGATAATGTAGGAAAAATAGAAATGTTAGAAAATTTTTCTTCAAAATTTGGTGCAAATTTTTATGGATTACCTTTAAATAAAACAAAAATAAAATTAAAAAAATCAGTATCAGGAATAAAAATAAATGAAAATTATAAATTTGGTAATTACTTAATAAAACCTCTTCGTGGTGGTAAATGCTTAGGATGGTATATAGAAAATATTAATTATAATTAAAATACATACTTAAAATAAAATTATATTAATATATAAATGGGTAATTATGTATCAAAAAAGATAAATAAATCAGATAGTGATAATAATTTAGAAAATGTAAATTATTTATTAAATATATCAATTGAAGAAAAAGAGAAAGAAAATGAACAGTTAAAAGAAGAATTAGAAAATGCTAATAATGATAATGTGCGTAATGTAGAAGCATTACGAAAGACAGTTATATTATTAGAAAATGAATTAAATGCATTAAAAAGTGAAAAAGCAACTTATGTGAATTTAAATAATGTTTTAGAAAAAAAGGAAGTGAATGATTGTCCTGTTCAATGTGAAAAGGATTGCAAAACAGAATGCAAGGATAAATGTCCAGATGAATGCAATAAAGAGGATAAGGAAGTGAATGATTGTCCTGTTCAATGTGAAAAGGATTGCAAAACAGAATGTAAGGATAAATGTCCAGATGAATGCAATAAAGAGGATAAGGAAGTGAATGATTGTCCTGTTCAATGTGAAAAGGATTGCAAAACAGAATGTAAGGATAAATGCCCAGATGAATGCAGTAAAGATAATAATATTCCATTGATACATCAACCTGATGTGTTAGAAGAATTAGAAATATAAAAATAAATTAATAGAATTATAAGTGTATAATTATATTAATTAAACCATATCATTACCATAATCTTTTAAAAATGTATCAACAGTTTCTTTAGAGATAATTTCTTTATTATAAGTGCTCATATACTTATTTATTTCATCCTTCATAGGTTTACGTCCATATAAAGATAAAAATGAGTTAATATAATCTTCAATTTTAGTTTTTTCTTTATTATATTTTTCATTAAATTTTTCTACATTAGTTATAAAACTTTTTCTGGCATTGTCTTTTTTGATTTGATTTTCTAAAATTTGATGTTCTTTTTCAGAAAGTGCAGTTTCTTTATCAGCTAATTTTTTTTGCTTGACTAAAATATTAGTATCATCATCCATATTATTTTCAAGTTCTAAATACCAATGATGTCTAGATTCTATAGCACTAACAATAATATTACATATATCTGGTTTTCTTAGTTTTTCATAACGAAGACGTTGTTCACTTCCTTCTCTACCCTTAAATGTATTAATAAATTCATCAATTATTTTTTTATCAATTGGAGGACTAGTTTCCATTAATCTATCAAATTCTTGTCTATTATATTTTAGAAAACTAGATGCGTCCGATCTTTCATCAGGGGCTTTTGATAATTCAATACGAATATTACGAGCATATTTATCCCATGCAATAGACATAACTCTATGAGATTCATTCAATTCAGAAATTTTTAAATATTGCTGAATTGTTGTCAAAATACCTATAAAAATATTTAATGAACCAATTGCTATTGGAGCTAAAGTTTTCATATTAGCTGGTAAACTACTAGTAGCAAAAGATGCAGTACCACTGATTGTAGATAATATAATAGCAGGAATAGTATACCAAGCATGTAAGTAAGAATATTTAACATGAGAACGTGCGTGAAGCCATTTATAACATTGTGCAGCATCACACCATTCTACTAATATTAATTCATTTTCAGGAGACCATTCTATTTTTTTTTTACTTTCAACAGGTGTAGTTGAATTACCATTAGTGCTTTCGCTATCGCTTAATATTAATGACATTTCATTTTCTTTTTTATCCATTTATATATTATAAATTTATATTATTTTTTATATTATTTTTTATCAAAGTTGCCAAATTGGATGTTAGACGCATATATTTCATTTGCGTCAAATGTATCTAATGTAGAGAATGTATTAGGTGTATTAGTAGGTGTATTAATAGGTGTATTATTAGGTACATTGATAGTTGTATTAACAGATATTTTGTTTTCATCAATAATTTCTTCAATAATACTATCAACATCATTTATATCTTGTTTTTGTTCAGTTTTACTACTTTCATTGTTAGTACTCATACTAGTAGGGTCATAATGTATATCATCAATAGAAAAGCTTTGATTAGTATGTATATTATCTTCTACTTCTTTATAAAAATTTTGAAATCTTTGGAAGCAGCGTTTTAAATATTTTTTTTGAGAAATATGAAAAAATGCAATATAATTAATATATAAATCAGTTTGATGATTTAAAATTCTATTTTCATATTCAAGTGTATTAATAAAATTAGAAATAGAAAATCCAATTTCATGGTCTTCATAATAACTATGAATAGAATCGTGTTTATTTTTGTAATTTTGAAAAAGTAATTGGATAATGTGTAATATATTATTATGAATCTCCTTTATATCTTCTAATTTATATTCTTTAAAAGGTTCTAAATCCTTGTATGGTACATAACTTCTCAATTCTAATTCTTCAGTAAATTCTATTTTGCTATCTTTTAATGCTTCTATAATCATAGAATATAATTTAAAATAATCACAATACATACGGTTATTAATAAATAAAAAAACTTTTTCTAGATTTTCTAATTCAAGTTGAAAAGATTTATATTGAAAATAGAATGAATCAAGACAAAAAAGAATAACTTTTTGATTATTTTGCTGTATTAATTTATTATAAGCATCTTTTAATTTTTGTAAGGTATTGTTAGCTGTAGATTTAACAGACATAATTTCTTCAATAATTTGTAGTATATTGTTGAAACTATTTTTTAATTTCTCAATTTGAAATCCATGATTATTTTCCATATACATTATTAAAATAAAAAAACAAAATATATGATACTTATAAAGTTGTTATAAAGTTGTTATAAAATTAAAAAGCGGAACCAAAACCAAAACTTCCACCAAGTGCTTCATTAGCAGCTAATAAATCAGGTTGATGAAAAGATTCAATAGTAGTACCACCATTGTAATTATCACCATTTTGATTATATGTCATTGCTGTAGGTTGCATTGGTTCATTTTTTAAAACTAATTTTTCAGGATTTGGGAAATTACCAGGTGATTGATTAGGTACGATATTTTCTTTATTTTCATTTTCTTTCTTACTTTTCATGGTTTCTTTAATATTTTCTTCACCTAAAACAAAATTTTGAGCACGAATAAATAAAATATTTGCTTTTTCTCCTAGTCTAGTTTGAAGACTTAAAATAATTACTAAAGTTGCTAAAATGATGTTGGTTAAAATAAAAGGTTCATAAGGTTCACCACTATATGTTGGGAAAAATGTAACTAAACGGTGTATTAAATACAAACCAAAATATAAGATAAATATTTGAAATATAATTTCTAATAATATTTCTAAACTTCCTTTTGTATCATCTGATTCAGGAACATATTTACTAGTTAATTTATTTAATAATACTATAGGTACAAGTGCTACCATTGAATATTGACCAATATTTAACAATTCATTTTTTGTGTTATTGTCAAAGTTAAATACATGGCTAATAAAATCATTATTTGATATTTTTTTTGATGTTTCTTCCAAATTATCCATTATGTTCTATACATAGAAATTAATTATTTAATTTGTTAAAAAATAAAATTGAATTAAATATTTCTCTCAAATATTAAATATATAAAAATGGTAAAATTTTGTAATGAAGAATATAAAAATGATAAATACAATGAATTTTTTGAAAATTATCCTTTTAATTTGAGTGATTTTCAAAAATATGCAATAGAAGGTATTGTTTCAAATAATCATGTGTTAGTTACAGCACATACTGGTTCAGGTAAAACATTACCAGCAGAATTTGCAATAGAGTATTTTTGCAATAAAGGAAAAAAAGTTATTTATACAAGTCCAATAAAAGCATTATCAAACCAAAAATATTATGAATTTACAAAAAAATTTCCTAATATATCATTTGGTATTTTAACAGGAGATATTAAATTTAATCCAGAAGCAGATGTTTTAATAATGACTACAGAAATATTACAAAATACATTACATAAAAAAAAAAATAAAACTAGTGGTGATATATTACAGTTTGATATGGATATTGAGAATGAATTATCATGTGTAATTTTTGATGAAATACATTATATAAATGACCAGCATAGAGGTAAGGTTTGGGAAACAAGTATTTTATTACTTCCACCTCATGTTCAACTATTAATGTTGTCGGCAACTATACATAATTCAGATGTATTTGCAAAATGGTGTGAAGATAGATATGACGATGGTAAAGAAGTATACTTAGCTTCTACTGAACATAGAGTTGTACCATTAAAACATTATTTTTACACAACGGTAAATGAATATATATTTAAAATTATAAAAGATAAAGAAAAGGAAAAAGAAATAAGAGATTATATTGATAAATTACATTTTATTAAAAGTGATGTATTCAAAGAAGAAACATATGAGAAAAATAAAAAAATGTTAGATTTATTTAATTTAAAAAATTGTATAATAAAACCGCAATTTGTATTAAATAAGTTAATAAAGTATTTATATGATGAAGGAATGTTGCCCGCATTATGTTTTGTATTTTCAAGAAGAAATGTAGAAAGATTTGCAAGTGATATAACAGTTAATTTATTTGATTATGATGATGCACATGTACCATCAATAATACAGAAGGAATGTGAAAAAATAATAAGGAAATTACCAAATTACGAAGAGTATTTAAATTTACCAGAATATATTAGTATGATAAAATTATTAGAAAAAGGTATAGGTATTCATCATAGTGGTATTATGCCAGTTTTACGTGAAATGGTAGAATTATTATTTGGAAAAGGATATATAAAAGTATTATTTGCAACTGAAACATTTGCTGTAGGTATTAATATGCCTACAAAAACAGTAATATTTACAGGAATGAATAAATTTACGGAAGATGGATTACGTAATATATTTCCTCATGAATATACTCAAATGGCTGGTAGGGCAGGAAGGAGAGGTTTGGATACAATTGGTCATGTTATTCATGCAACAAATTTATATTCAACTAGTGTTCCATCTATAAATGAATATAAGAAAATACTAAGTGGAACATCTCAAGTGCTAATATCTAAGTTTAAAATAACTTATCATTTATTATTAAATATGATACACAGTGGTGATTACAGTTTTGAAAATTTTGTAGAAAAAAGCATGATGCAAAATGAATTAGTTAAACAATTGAAAACAAGTCAAGATTTAATATTAGAAAGTAAACAAAAATTGGAAAAACAAAAAAGTATCCCATATTTATCATCAAAAGAATTAGTAAAAAGATACATAGAATTAGAGGAAAAATTATTAACAATAAGTCAACCAAAAAAAAAGAAACCAATTTATAAAGAAATAGATGCACTTAAAAGTGAAAATAAGAATATAGTAAAAGATATAGATAAATATAAAAAAGAGCAAGCTATAGAAACAGAAGTATATAGAAATGAGAATTATTTTGAAAATTTACAAAAATACATTAAAAGAACAATAGAACAATTATTAAATACATTAAATGAATGGGAATTTATTTTTAAAAATGAAGAAAACAATTATGAATTAACATGGAAAGGTAAAATAGCAGCAAATGTAAATGAAATACATGGGTTGATGGTAGCTGAAATAATAAATAAAAATAAATTTGATGATTTATCAAGTAGTGATTTAGTAAGCATATTTAGTTGTTTTACTAATTTGAATATAAAAGAGGATTTAAAAATGTATAAACCTAGTTCACAAAATAAGCAAGTGGTAAATATTGCATTAGAAATGACGGAGCAATTAAAATTTTATGAGGATTACGAATATAAGAATAATATAGATGTTCCTCAAAATGATAAAGAAATAGTATTTGATATAATGAATGAAGTAGTTGATTGGTATAATGCAGAAAATGAAGAAACATGTAAAAATATTTTATTAAAATTGCATGAAAAAAAAGATATATTCTTAGGAGAGTTTGTGAAGGCATTATTAAAAATAAATAATATAGTTCAAGAATTAATATGCGTATGTGAATTAACAGGAAATGTTAAGTTGAATTCAAAATTAAATGTAATAAGCTCAAAATTATTAAAATATGTAGCGACAAATCAGTCATTATATGTTTAAAGCATCTCGTTGCATATGAGTGAAGTTTTTCGTAGAGATTTAGTATTCCAATGTCAGTATTTCGTATTAATCTTACTTCTCCTCCAGTTCTTTGTATCATAATATTATTTTTAGTAGCAATATATGAGCACCCTAATACAGGTGCAGTAGGTGAAATATAAGATTTCATAATTCGTGGTACTCTATAATTTCCATAAATTAGGGCACTTAAAGATGGTTGTATTGCATTATATGTACTTGCCATATCTCCTATATTATTAATAACACCTTTTAGTAATTCATAATGCTGAGGTTTACAATATTTTTCGTAATCTACAAAATCTGCAATAATATAAACCAGTTCATTAGGTAAATGTGGAATATTATTATAATCAAATGTTTTTCTTTTGTTTTCAATCATTATTACCATATGAGTCTAAATAATAAAAATAAGTCAATTTTTTATTTTTATAAAATTATATATTTTTTTGAATAGATTCAAATTCAGTAAAATAATATTCAATATCATTACCATTATGTTTATCTTTTTCTAATATAGTTTTAGATTTTGATATAATTTTAAATTTAGTAGCATCTAATTTTGGGAAAAAAGTATCAGCATCATTAACAATTTTATTAACAATAGTTAAATATACTTTATGGCATAATGGCGATTCAATCGCTTCTTTGTATGCAGATTCACCACCAATAACAAAAATTTTATCAATTTTGGATGCCATTTCAGTTGTTGATACTAATTTAACAGCTTCGTTAATTGATGATGCAATAATTACTTCATCTGGAATTGATAGTTCTTTTCTTAAATTATTATTACGTGATAATATTACATTAATTCTATTTTTTAATGGTCTAAATTTTGAAGGTATAGAATTCCATGTATTTCTACCCATTATAATAACATTTCTTTTATTTTCATTAGTTGTTTTTGAAGTAATATCACGAAAACGTTCTAAATCACCTTTTAGATGCCATGGAATTTCACCATTCTTACCTATACCATAAGAAGAAGATGAAGCAGCAACAATAACATTAATCATCTTCATATTAAAATGATGCATATTAATTTATTAAATATAACTTAGCTTGTTCAGTATTAGAATAATTATAAATGCTTTATTCCTGAAAAGTGTATGTTCTGATGTTGTAATTAACAGATATATTAAAATAAAAAAGGTTTTAAATGTTAAATAATGTTAAATAATTTTAAATAATAATTTTTGTTTTTTTTGTTTTTACAATTCTTTTTTTTGTAGTTTTAAATATTGCTTGCATAGCTTTTAAAATATCTTTATCAACTCTATCATATTCTTTTTGACGTTTTAATTTTTCTTTCAATGCTTTTTGAGATTTACGGTTAACAGTTGGTTTTTGAATTTTTACTGTAAACATAGCTTGCATTAGTTTTGTAGTTGTTGCAAGCATACGGTCTTGTTCTTTTTGACGTAATAATTTTTCACGAAGTTTACGAGCATTATTCTTCTCTGTTTGCTTTAAAATTTTTTTGTTTTGCGCTTTCATCACTTTTTCATATTTGCGACTATTTCTATCTTCTTCCATCATAAGTATTGCTTCATCACGCATTCTACAGTATTCTAGAACTTTTCTATTATGTTCTTCAACTTTTTGTTTTTCTTCAAGTTCTTTTTTTTCTGCAAGTAATTTTGCTTTTAATTCCAAGGATTTTTTTGAATTTTCAAGTTGGTGAATAATATTTGGTTGGTTAATGCATATAATAACTGTTCGTAAATGATTGAATACTTCTTGTGTATACACTCTATCAAAATCAGTATCATAAGTATTCCAATCAAGTAAATTAAATTGATTTTCAAAGTTCTTCATAATGTCAGTGCGATTATTAATAAGATACTGTTTGTACGTTTTTGGTGGCTTTCTTCTTTTTGATATACATAATAATCTACTTTCACTATGCCAATTGAACTTTCTTCTTATGAAAAAGTCTATATCATCATAGAAAGGGTGTCGGATATTTCGTGTTTTATCTCTACTGTAATAAATTGTTTCAGATAATTTTGGAAATTTGTTGCTATATAAACCATATTCGTCATCTGGAATCATACTATAATCATTTACAGATTTTGGTGAATAACCTAATGTATGTGGAAACACACATGATATTGAGTTGAAACTTTCTAAAAGTTGTTCGTCCATATGTTCAATATATTGATACCAAACACTATTATTTGATATCAATTTATCATAATATTGTTCTTTTAAAATTTTAATACGGTCTTCAATATGAATGAACCCATAAATATGTATTTTCAATTCTTGTGGGAGGTTTTGAATTTGTAATAAAATATCAGTCATAATGTATAATTTGCTTAGTAATTTTTATTTGTATTTGATATAAGTATTTGAATAATATTAATTCAATTTTTTTTGTATATTTTTATTTAAAAATAAATAAATATATAAAATTATAAATGTTATTCATTAATCCTCCTTTTGGAAATTATATAAGTTTACCAAATACAACTTCAATAACTGGAAGTTTTACTTTAAACCAAAGAGATGGTTTATTAATGCAAATATTGAAAACATTAAGATATTCATTTCAATATGATGGCTGGGTAAATAAAATAGGTTTACGAAATAAAGGTATTGATTGGGCATTAGAAAATATTGATAATAGTAAAATAATTTCAATAGCAATATTAAATCAAGATGAAATACCAAAATTAGTAAAAAAAATTCCAGAAAATAGAAACATTGAAATTAATGTAAGTTGTCCAAATGCAGAGAAAAAAATGATTGATTCAGGATTATCTTCTTTTATAAATAAAAAACGTGAGTGGTGTATAATAAAAATTTCTCCAACAACAACTGAAGAACAAATAAAAAAATATTATGAAATAGGTTTTCGTCAATTTCATTGTTGTAATACTTTACCAATAAAAAATGGTGGTTTAAGCGGTAGTTCATTAATACCATATACAACCGAAAAAGTAATGTATTTAAAAAAAGAATATCCAGATTGTAAAATTATAGCAGGTGGTGGAATTAAATATTATAATGATATAATTCATTACAAATCAATTGGTGCAAATAATTTTTCTGTTTCAACTATATTTTTCAGTCCAATTAAATTTTTAAAATTATATTATAATTATAATAGTAATAATAAAAGTATTTAAATAATTTGCTGTTAATAGAAATATATGGAAGTAGTAGAAGATACTAAAAAACCAGAAGGTGTTGTTCAAGAACAAGAAAAACAACAAGAACAAAAGCAAATAAAGTTAGTGGATGTTGAAATTAAGGATGAAAATACAGCATTAAATGTATTAGTTTCATTTGTTCAATATGCACATGCAAAAGGTGTTTTTGGAATTCAAGAAAGTGCAAAAATATGGGAGTGTATTAATAAGTTCCAAGGACCAAGATAATTAAAATATATGTTAAAATATGTGTAAATATATGTAAAATAATAAATTATATTACTTTTATTATTTTATAAGATATATTATGAATTCTTACAAAAAATTAAATTTAATTGAATTAATGGATTATGCGAAAAATATTAATTTTTATATTGAAGGGTTAGATTATCAAAATATATCATCTTGGAATCAAGATATATTGTTTAATAGTGCAATAAATATAGTTGTAAATAATGAAATTTTAAAAGCTTCTGCAATTAGAATATGTGATATGTTTCCTCCTTTAAAAATATTATTCAAAACAACCATAAGAAGTTATATAAAAACATATGGTAAAAGTTTATAATATTTTATTTATATATAAATGAATTATTTAAAATTATTACCGAAAAATATTCCAAGTAAATTAACTAGTAATAATGTAGTATACAGTTTATTAATTTTAATAATAATAATATCTTTTTTAAAAAAAGAGCATAAGTTGCTTTCATTATTTGTAATAATACAATGTTCAATATTTTTGATATTTAGCAATAAAAATAAAAATGTTTGGATGTTAACAGTAAATGTTTTAGGATTATTATGCTTATTTTTTCTTTTAATGAAAAATAAAGAGGGTATAAGAAAACTAGGTAGAAGTCTTGAAAAATCAATGTTAAAAAATATTACTAGAAAAGAAAATAAAATTAAACAAAAATTTGGAGTTGATTATAATTGCCAAACATATTTAGATAGATATTCTGACTTAAGAAATGCATTTGGTTCAGACTGTAATAATATTCAAACTAGAATGAAAGCATTAGATCATTTTGCCAAGTCAGGTTATAAGGAAAGTAGATATGCAGGTCCTAGAATAGCTGTTCCTATAAATTCAGATTCAAATATGGGAGGTAAAGTATTTAAAAACACTAATAAATTTGCAAAATCTGCCGCAAAAATAGCAAATAAAGCTGAAAAAAGATCAAAAAGAGAGAGTAAAATAAATACAGAATTACAAAAAAAAATAAATATGCAGAAAGAATTACGAGAAAAAAATAAAAAACTTTTAGAAAAAAAAATATCCCATGATAATAAAGTAAATAAAATTTCTAACAAAATAAATAATTTAAATAATAAAAAAATAAAAAATATGAAAGCAAGTGATAAATATGAAAAAGCAATTAAAGATATAAAAGGGGGAAGATTATAATAAAAAAATAATTAACTTAGAAAATAATTATTATTAGATGTATGTTATATTTAATAATCATTTTATTATCATTTACA